TAACGAATTTAGAGGATTATAAGATGGGATTTCCAAAAAAGATAAAAAAACACATACCACTTAATTATCCGAAAACTCTATTTCCAAGAAGAGAAGAGTTGTTGGAAAAAATCAATCAAGATGGGACATTTCTACCTAAATCTATATTACATGCGGATTTAGATAGGGGATTTTTGGATTTCGTAAAAAATGATTTGGAATTAAGTGTTGAAGGTATGACAGTACCAACAGTAGATATAATAATAACAACACAGAGTTGGGCACAATTTACAGAAACATGGAATTTTGTGGATTTGGATTTCAATGTCAAACCACCATTTATTACAACTATAAGAACCCCTGAAGTTAAGTTTGGAACAAATCCTGCTACACTTTATAACATACCAAATAGAAAACAATATTTTTACGCAACAGTACCAACATGGGATGGAAAAAAATTAGGTGCGGATGTATACAAAATACCTCAACCAATTCCTGTCGATATTACATATCAAGTAAAAATTGTGTGTAATAGAATGAGAGAATTAAATAGATTTAATCAAGTGGTACTTGGAAAATTTGCATCAAGACAAGCCTATACGGTAGTAAAGGGACATTACATTCCTATCATATGGAATAATATCAGTGATGAATCAGTTATGGACTTAGACAAAAGAAAATATTATGTTCAGAGTTATGAGTTCATAATGTTGGGATTCTTGATAGACGAAGAAGAGTTTACCGTTAGTCCTGCAATCAATAGAGTGGTTCAAGTGTTTGAAGCCGACGGTAGACTAATCACTAAAAAAACAAAAGGACCAAATGAACCTGTAGAATTAAAACAAATCGAACTAGTTTTCCCATCAGGAACAACAGAGGTGTCAAAAACATTTAACTTATCAGATAATTTATCATTACTAAATACAGTCAATGTGACCTCTTTTGATGTTTATATTAATAATGACTTTTACGGTTCCGATTTGACAACTATAGAAGTGAGTACGAATGACACTTTAAAATTTATTGTAACTAAAAACGATAATACTTTGGAATCCAAAATAATATTTGAATCTTTTTTTAATTCGTAAAAACTGAAACCACAGGATAAGGTGTTACTGTTATTGGAACTTGTACCGAACTGACACATCCGTTAAAGGCAACCAAATTCAATTGATAGTTTGTAGTTGTCGATGGTGATACTGTGATAGATTGTGTGGTTTGTCCTCCAGGTAACCACTGATATGACTGATATCCAGGTGGTGCTGTCAAAGTTGTACTTTGACCTTCACATATAGTGTCGGGTAATAGTTGTAAAACCGATGGTGAACATTCGGCGTCTATATAAGCATATCCATAGTGAGCTCCCTGACTACAATCCCCTGTTGTAAATTCGGCAGTTACCGATTGTCCGATATAATTTGTTAAATCAACATTTACCGAACTCCAAGGCTTATACACAACACCTGTACAAGTTGGTGAGTTGAAAAAACCTGGTAAATTTCCAGCCGCTGAAACAACAAATTCTGAACATGGTATAACATTTCCGTTTTGGTCTCGCAATACGGCTCTAAAAAAAGGTTGTTCATTTGAGTTATGACCAGGGTCCTCAAAAACAACTGCATATCTATATGTAAAACTGTTATTCGTTGAGGTCACCATAAATGTTTGAGTTAATTGTTCTGCTTCAGAATTAACATTATTGTTACCTAACCTTACCGAACGAGGGCCACCAAGTGGGTCAACTCTTGGGAATCCACCACATGGGTCGTTTCCACCTGTCATAATAGTGTGTCTACCATTAACAATACCAATAGAATTAGAATTATAATTTGGAGTTTGTGAACCTGTAGGTGACATAGTTGATAACCCTGTAGTTCCATACCACCCATTAAAATTTCCTGTATTAAAATTGATATTTGTGCAAGCGGGTTGAACAATTACAGGAGTAAAATTTATGGTCAAATCAAATTGAAAACAATTAGCAAAAAAGTTGGACCAAGTAAAACCATCTACTAACACATAGTATGTTTGACCCTCCTGAACTTGTCTTACCAATGTACCACCACCTTGATTTTGGTTACATAATACAAATCCCAAACAAGCCCCCGCGGTTCCAGGACAAGATGTTAAAAGAGATAAAGATGGAAATGCGTTATTTGCTGGTATTATATCATTTAATGTAATTGTAATTAGACCATCCTGTAAGGGTGTAAAACTATATAACCAGTCTTGACCACCATAATAATTACCACTTGTTGTTGTTGCACATGCATTTAAACCCGAATAATCATTCAAATCACCACAGGTTGATTGGTTGTTTGTGAAAAAAGGTAAAGTGACTTGATTGGCGGCGGCTCCTAAACAAGTATTAGAACCCTGACCAAAAATATTGAGGCTAATTAAAGTGATACAAAATAAGAATATGTATTTAATTGAATTCATATTTATTATTTATTTCTCACCATACACGTCTTTTTTGTCTTCACACTTTTCACGAATAATACTCTCCAAAAAACGATAAATTTTTATCCCTCGTTTATCGCAATATTTCTTCAAAATATCATGAACCTCCTTTGAAATCTTCAAATTTTTTACGTCTGCATTGTTAGAATCCATAAGATAATAAAGGCAGAAAATAATCTACCTAATTTATAAATATTTTGAAACAAGTAAAGTTTTTGGTTTTTGAACTAATATTTATTGAGAAAATAATAAATCTAATAAAAAACTTAAAAAAATGGCAAACACTAAAGTTTTCGTTTCTCCTGGGGTTTACACATCAGAGGTTGATTTAAGTTTCGTAGCATCAAGCGTTGGTGTAACAACGTTGGGAATTGTAGGTGAGACACTGAAAGGACCGGCGTTTGAACCGATTTTTGTGGCAAACTACGATGAATTCGAAACAATCTTTGGGGGTACATCTCCAGAAAAATTTGTGAACACACAAATTCCTAAATATGAGGCGAGTTATATCGCTAAAGCATATTTACAACAATCAAATCAATTATTCGTATCAAGAGTCCTTGGTCTTTCAGGATATGATGCGGGACCATCATGGTCAATCAAAACCATCGCAAACGTTGACCCTGCAACAATTGGGGCTACTTCCACTAACAATCAACCTGCGGTAGTTTTCAGTGCTGTAGGGGACACTCTTAATTTAACAGAGGCAGCTGACTTCACATACCAATGGGATAACACAGGTATTGCTGAAATTGACAACAATTTGGATGTTGTGTACACAAAGGCTGATGGTTCGACATCTACTTTGAGACAAGATATAACAGACTTTTTACAAAATCTCATTCAATATGAGATAGACAATGGAGCTGGTTCTGCGGTGGATTTGGATTACATCAGTTATTGGGGGTCAATACCTAGTGCTACATACAACACACTTTCATCTTTTACTGCAGAAACTAATGTTTTCAGTGTTGATGCAATTTCACTTTCTGCAAATACTTTAAGTAGTTCAGAAAATGACACTTGGTATTATGCAAACTTCTCTAATACTAATGGGTCTTACAACGGATATTCTATTTACGTCAACCAAACACCAGCACAAGCAATAGGAGATTACATATCTTATTTTGCTGGTACAATCGACTTCAACATACAATACTTCACAGGTACTTCATTTACTAGTTATGACAATTTAATTGTAGCAACATTGAGGTCAAGAGGTTTGGCAACATATGTAGGTGATAATGGTCCTGTTTATGAAGTTACTGGACTTTCTCAGGTGTCAATGGTTTGTACAGGAAATTACTCAGCAGTAACCGCAAATCCATTTTCAACATTTAAAATATCGGGATTGACTAGAAACAACTCAACTTTTGATTTTGAAACTTCTTTAAGTACCTCAGCAACAAATAACTTATCTAAAGTATTTGGTGTGAGTAACTTTGACAAACCAAAATCTGAAGTTCCTTTATTTGTAGAAGAAGAATACTCAAACTTACTTTACCATTCATATAATAAAGGTTATATCAGAGGACTAAGTTGTGATTTGATAGAATTAAATTCCGCTAGAAGTTTATCAACTATTTCGATAGGAAATTACTTAGAAAAGTATCAAACACCTGAAACACCTTGGATAGTTTCAGAAGTACGAGGTAATACTGTTTACAGACTATTTAAGTTGTATACCATTTCAGATGGTAATTCAGCTAATAGAGAAGTTAAAGTTTCATTTGCAAATATGTCTTATGTTAATAACACTTTCGATGTATTAGTTAGAGATTTTTACGATACTGACCAAAACCCAGTGGTGATAGAAAAATATTCACAGTGTTCTATGAACCCTAATTTAAATAATTTTATCGCTAAGAGAATTGGTTCTTCGGATGGGGAATATGCTCTGATATCAAAATTTGTGATGATTGAGGTTAATCTCGATGCTCCAACCGATGCTCTACCTTGTGGTTTCGAAGGATACACAACAAGAGAGTATAGTGGTACAACGTACACAAAGTCTCCATTCTTAATTTATAAAACAAAATACAACATTCCTGGAGAAACAATATTTGAACCACCTTTCAACACCCCTGTAGGTGCTGGTTATTCATTAACATCCAACGGGGATAATGTAAGAAGAACATTTTTGGGTGTCTCTGATAAAGTAGGTATTGACACGACTTTCCTTGATTACAAAGGAGGTCAAAACGATGGTTCACTTTGTACTGTTGAAGATTTCCCAACTTGGAATTACAAGACTAGAGGTTTCCATATGGATATTATGGCAAGTGCTATTACAATTTCTTCAAACTACGTAACAAGCGGAACACCTGAATTCTACGTAGGTGATGGAACATTCCAATCCGAACCAACCGACCAAGAAAATCCATATTTTAGAACATTTGCTAGAAAATTCACAGTAGCACCTGCGGGTGGATTTGACGGATGGGATATATACCGTGAATCAAGAACTAATACCGATAGATTTATACTTGGTGGTACGGGTTATAAAAGGGGTGCGTGTCCATCATTGAGATATCCAAATGCGACAGGTGCTGGTATGTTTAAACCAATCACTGTAGACCAAAACACAGTAGATTTTGCAAGTTCTGACTACTATGCTTATTTGTTAGGTATGAGAACTATGGCAAATCCTGAAGCGGTTAACATCAACGTATTTGTAACACCTGGTATTGATTATGTAAACAATTTGTTACTTGTTAATGAGGCAATTAATATTGCAGAAATTGACAGAGCGGATTCTATTTACATTACTACAACACCTGACTTTAACATGTTTGTGGCAACTTCCTCGAGTTCGGAAGACGCTATTTTCCCACAATCGGCGGTTGATAATCTAAATGATACTGGTATTGACTCTAATTATACTGCTACATACTATCCTTGGATTTTAACGAGAGATACTGTTAATAATACACAACTTTACATTCCACCAACTGCGGAAGTAACAAGAAACTTAGCACTTACTGACAACATCGCATTCCCTTGGTTCGCAACTGCGGGTTATACAAGAGGTCTTGTTAATGGTGTTAAAGCAAGAAGAAAACTTTCTCAAGAAGACAGAGACGTTCTTTACGAAGGAAGAATTAATCCAATCGCAACTTTCTCTGATGTTGGAACTGTAATTTGGGGTAATAAAACTTTACAAATCGCACAGTCGGCACTTGATAGAATTAACGTAAGAAGATTGTTATTACAAGCACGTAAGTTGATTTCTGCGGTTTCCGTGAGATTACTGTTCGAACAAAACGACGATATAGTAAGACAACAATTCTTGGATGCCGTTAATCCTATATTGGATTCAATCAGAAGAGATAGAGGTCTTTATGATTTCAGAGTAACTGTTAGAAATACACCTGAAGACTTGGATAATAACAGACTTGTTGGTTCGATTTATATTAAACCTACAAGAGCGTTAGAATTTATAGATATTACATTCTACATAACTCCGACAGGCGCTTCATTCGAAAACATCTAACGTATGGATAATAAAAATAAAAAAACGACAACTCAAATAAAAGAGACCAAACCAAAAAAAATAGTAGTAAGTGAGGCTCAATTAGAGAGGTTAATTCAAAAATTGTCAAAATGATTAGAAAAGGGATATATAAAAAACCAGTCTCCGTGTCCGAAGGGATTACGGAGGCTGGAACTCCCGATATGAAGTATTATGCTTTTGATTGGGATGATAACATTATGAACATGCCAACAAAAATTATCTTGAAAAACGATGATGGCGAAGAAGTCGGAATGTCAACTGAGGATTTTGCACATTACAGAAGTATGATAGGTAAAGAAGATTTTCAGTATGAGGGGGATACAATCGTTGGTTTCGGAGATAATGCTTTTAGGAACTTTGGAGTTGAGGGTGATAGGAAATTTATTGTAGACTCAATGACCGCACCTACGGGACCAGCATGGAATGATTTTGTAGAGGCTATAAATAACGGCTCAATATTTGCAATAATCACCGCAAGAGGACACACTCCTACCGTATTAAGAGAGGCTTGTTACAATCTGATTTTATCGAACAGAGATGGTATATCATTTATGTCACTTGTTAAAAATTTGGAAAAATATAGAGATATCGCAGGTTTTGAAGGGAACCAAGATAAAATGGAAATTCTGAATGAGTATTTAGATTTATGTAGATTTTATCCTGTTTCGTATGGTGAAGGTTCGGCAACAAGTCCAGAAGAGGGTAAAATAAATGCAATGAAAGAGTTCATATCGTATATCAAAGAAGTTTCAAGTACGATTGGAAAAAAAGCATTCTTTAAAAATGATGTTAGTAACAATTTTATTCCTGAACCAACATTAGGTTTTTCCGATGATGACATAAGAAATGTTGAAACTATGAAAAAACATTTCGAAGATGAACCAGATAACATACTACAAACCTATTCAACCGCAGGTGGAATAAAAAGAAAATATTAAAAAAAAAATAAATTTGATAATATTTATCATAAAACAATAAACAGAATTTAAAAAACTTAAATAAAATGGCTGATTTACTAATGAAAATGCCCATACCGTATGAACCAAAAAGACAAAACAGGTTCATCTTGAGATTTCCATCATCTTTGGGCATAAACGAATGGTTTGTGGAATCGACAGCGAGACCACATATAACAATAAACGCAACCGAAATTCCTTTTTTGAATACTTCAACTTACGTTGCTGGAAGATTCACATGGGGTAAGTTAAATGTTAAATTTAGAGACCCTATCGGACCCTCAGCATCACAAGCTTTGATGGAGTGGGTACGTCTTTGTGCAGAATCTGTTACAGGCCGTATGGGTTATGCTGCTGGATACAAGAAAAATGTCGATTTGGAAATGTTAGACCCAACTGGTGTTGTTGTAGAAAAATGGATATTAGAAGGAACATTCTTAGATGATGTTAACTTTGATAGTTTGGCATATAATCAGGATGGTTTAGCAACAATCTCAGCTTCGATGAGAATGGACCGTTGTATCTTAGTTTACTAAAATTTTTATAAAAAAAATATTAAAAAAATCCCATGCACTTTGTGTTATGGGATTTTTTTTGTTTATTTATGTCAATGTGATATTATGTTTGTGATAAAAAAAGTATATGGAACAAGATATTTCAGTTTATGGTCAAATGAATTTTAGTTTACCACATGATGTGGTACCTCTACCGACAGGTGGAATTTTTTACAAAAACAAAAAAAAATCTATCAAAGTAGGTTATTTGACTGCCACAGATGAAAACATTCTTTTGAATGCGACGACAAACAACAAGGAAGGTGTTGTATTACAACTAATGAGGAGTAAAATCTATGAAACGGATTTGAGACCTGAGGAACTACTAACAGGTGATGTTGAAGCCATATTAATTTTTTTAAGAAATACCGCATTTGGTACAAATTATGATATAACACTTACTGACCCACAAACACAAAAAAGATTCAACGTAACAATTTTGTTGGATGAATTAAACATTAAAAAAACTGATGTCAAACCTAATGAAGACGGTTTATTTGTAGTCAGATTACCTAAATCTGGTAATGAAGTAAAAATTAAACCATTATCATTGGGAGATAGTTTAGAAATTGAAAGAATGATTGAATCATACCCTTCTAATCGAGTTGCTCCAAAAGTAACTTGGAGACTCAACAAACAGATTGTTTCAATTGACGGTGACACCGATAAAGGTATGATTGCAAAGTTTATCGAAACTATGCCAATTATGGATTCAAAATTTATTAGAAATTTTTTGAATGAAAATGAACCAAGATTAGATTTACAAAAAGAAGTAACCGCCCCATCAGGAGAAAAAGTGATTGTTGATATCGCGTTTGGGGTTGAGTTTTTTCGGCCTTTCTATTGATTATAGGAAATCTATTTCCGATGAATATTATTACTGTTCGAAACATCTAAATATTTCCTATTCAGATTTTTTAATTTTACCAACTTATTTGAGAAAATACTTAATCAATAAGTTAATAGAGGAAAGTGCCCCTAAAAATAATCAATCATAGTATTTATAAAAATAAAAGGTAAACTATGATGTCCAACGGAGATGGTTCTGAAAACGAAAATGAGAATACGCCTTATGCGAAAAAAGTTAAGAATGAGGTTGTAAGTAAGTATAAAAAAAGCGCTGATAAAGCATTCGATGTAGGAACTACTATATCATCTGCGAACGATGCTGCAATTAAATTGAATACTGCGCTTGCGGGCTCTGGTGCTTTAGCGGCAACAATAACCACAAATTTTGTCGACGCGGGTCAAAAAATGTTACTACTCACAGATAAAGTGAGTAGTTTAGAAGAAGGTATGCAGATGGCCGCCGATGTCAATAAAAACTTGATGGATGCGACCGGTCGAGCTTACATTGCATCCTCCAAGGAGTTAGCCGGCATAGTTTCTGCACAACAGGCTTCGGGTGTCGAAGCGTCAAAACTACTTACAGCTTTTAAAAGTCAAGGATATGCCTTAGAGGGAATACCAAAAACTATACAAAAAGTAATTGATACCTCAAGAGCATTGGGTGTGAATTCTGAGGCCGTTACATCGTCAGTTGTGACAAATTTAGGTAAATTAAACACATTCAACTTTGCTAACGGTGTTGAAGGATTGACAAGAATGGCCGCTCAAGCCGCGGTTGTTGGAGTTGATATGCAAAAAATGTTTTCACTCGCCGATGACATGTTTGACCCTGAAAAGGCCGTGGGATTGGCATCGTCTTTACAAAGACTCGGAGTTGCAACAGGAGACTTATTGGACCCACTTAAGTTGATGGATTTAGGACAGAACAATCCACAAGAATTACAAAATCAGATTGTACAAATGTCCAAACAGTTCACATATTTCAATGAACAAAATCAAAAATTTGAAATTTTACCTGGCGCAAAGTTACAACTTAGAGAAATTGCCAAAGAGATGGGTATGAGTGCTGACGAATTGGCAAAGATGGCGTTAGGAAGTTCAGACCTTTCGAAAAAAATGAGTGAAATTAAGTTTCCTGAATTGGAAACAGGACCCGTAAGTGAAGACCAAAAAATGATGTTGGCGAATCTTGCGGAACTCAAAGACGGAGAATATAAAATTAAAGTTCAAGAAACAGTACTGACAGAAAAGGGAGAAAGAGTTGCAACCGGTAAAGTCGAAGAAAAATCAATAGCTCAACTATCAAAAGAAGATTTAGAAAGTTTACAATTTGCACAACAACAAGGTACTAAAACCTTAGAACAAATTGCCTTGGAATCGATGAGTTATGAAGCTAGAGCAGCAAATGCACTTGAATCTATAAGTAGTACAGGTAGAGGAACCTTAGCGTCATCAAAAATTGCAAACAAAGGTCAAGAGGTTTTGGGTAAAACTCTTGCAGACTTAGTAAATTTAACCAAGGAAGTCAGTACCGAAGGTGGTCGTGGTCTAGTTGATGAGGCTCTTCCTCTACTGAGAGATTTCGGTGCAAAATTGAGTGAGGCGTATAAAGATAGTAAAATATCAGAAGATGAGAAAACACTTTTGATGGAGAAAGGTAAAGAAATTGATGAAAAATTTGGTGGCGCTTTGGGTAAAGGGGCTGAAGTTTTTTCCAAATTGGGAAATATTGTGTCGGAGTTTCCAGGTGAAGTCATTAAGGCGGTAGATGCTGCCACAAAAACAATGGAAACCGAAAAGTCTTCTGCAAGTGGAGATAAATCAGGTACTGCATCGGCCACTCCGAATGAACCTAAGTATCTTACAACAACTAAAAAAGATGAAATGATGCAAGGTATATTTGAGGCGAGTCGGGCAGAAAACACATCAGTCACTAACAATACAAGTAATCAATCAGTAAATAATTCAACATATAATAATCAAACAAGTTCTAATACCAATAATTCAATAACATCAAATGATAATAGGACAACAAATACCAACTCCACAACAATTAATGAATCACAAAAAGCCACAGCACAATTGAACACACAACCATTAGGATTGGATTTACAACCAATGGTTGACTTACAAAATAAACAACTACTCACAAGTGAAGGGAGTTTAGGTCAACTACAAGAATTGAACCTGACTATGGAGAATGGTAATCAAGAATTAATAAAAGTTTTATCCTCTTCACCCGTAGCTTCGAATACTGCAAACAATATTTTACAAACACCTAAAGAAATATTGATGACTAATCAACCGACAGATAATACAAAACAACTTGTAGTTGGAGGTCAATCGATGACGGAAAACAAAATCGAAATTCAAAAACCAACTGATATATTACCTGTTGGGGAAATCACAAATTCCATGGCTCAAAATAATATGACACCACAAGGGATGAATTCCTCATTTGATGGAAAGTTAACTATCGATGTAAATATTACCGCACCTCCTGGTGTTGATATTGCTACAATTAAAGATGTTGTGACAAAAACTATGTACGATTCTAAAGTTAGAGATAATATTAATAAGAGTGTGATTAGTCCAAGAATAGGTGCTAATGAACCTACATCAGGAATACCTGTATAGAATAAAAAATTTTGACTTTCAGTCTATTTATATTAAAAAGTTCGAATGGCAACACCATCTTTACTGCAACAGGCACAACAGGCTGGACCAAAAACTCAAACACAGACTGAGGAAAGTTTTTTATCTTATGAACCATCTCAAGTCTTTAGAGAGGAATTGATAATTAAAAATCTCAAACCTTATAATATTGCGGGAATAAATTCAGAACCACAAGGGACTGTAATTTATCAACAGAGTCAACCTGATTTGTCAGCAACAGAACCACTTTTTTCTTTGGATGGTACTGGCTTCCCTGTTATTTTCAGAAATGAAAGTCCTGACAACTTAATTGTACCATCGACTTATTTAGCATACAATATTTTTAAAACACCAAACCCTGTAGGTAATAACGGACCTCTTTCAAATGATTCTTATATTGCAAAAATTGGTGCACAAGTTCTAAAAAAATCATTATTAGAAACAAATGCTTTTTATATTGAACAAAGTTTGAATGCTAAAACTACTGTATCATTTAAGATAACAACACCTGACCAAAACGACACATTTGAAAGTAAATTAGGTGGTAGTTATGTTCCTGACTCACCTATTCCTGGTGATTACTTTTTGGATGGACTCAATAAAAGACCTACAGATACTGCGGGAGAGGTACTAAATCTCGCTGCAGGTCAAAGCACAACAACTGGCGGGGTTCTAAACGGTTCATTATCAAGAATAATCACTCCATCCCAAATTTTTTTAGAATATACAACTACAGGACAAAAAGGTCTTTTATTATCAAATCTATCCTACAACATATTTAGACCACCTTATGGAGAAACTCTTCAGGGTGGTTTATTTAATAACATAGCAACAACAGAAATTAATAACTTAGTTGATAATTTTGGATTACAGTTGCCTGGAGCTTACTATGTAGGTTCAGTAACATCAGAACCATCTTTTGCAACAAACCCAATCAATGCGGTCCCAATAGACGTTTTCGGTAGAGATACTCAGGCATTAGTTCTAGGACCTGATGTATTAGGTAAAGATTATGAAGGTAATGAAGGTTCAATTAGTTTCGGTTTAGGTTCTAAAGCTTTAATTGACCAAGGTAATTTAGAAGGAGATTTGGTTTGGGTTTCTCCTAAATACAGAGGAGGTAGTTCACCTTTTAATTCAATCAGAATAGATTTCAAACCAGGTTCTATTTTAGACGACACTCAGAGATTGATAGAATCTGCAGATAGACTCCAAGGAGAGGCTAGACTCAAACATGTTGGTAATGCAATAAATCAAATTAGTACTAAGTTCCATGACGGTTACAAAGAAATTACCAAAGGGTCTAAAGCTGTACGTGTTGAATACGTAAGAGGTAGTGCGGTGGTTGGCTCGGAATATTGTAGAATATTCACTAAGAAAAACACTTATTCAAGATATGATAAATTACAAAAATCTGATGGTATAACCAACTTTGGTAGAAGATTTAGTTATTCTGTATTGGATACAACTTACAATCTGAACATTTATCCAACTAAACGAGGTCAGAATGGACCAACACCCTCATGGGCTCAAGGAGGTAAAGTAAAAAAATATATGTTTTCGATAGAAAACCTTGCTTGGAAAGACTCAAAAAAACCAGGTTTCAATGTACAAGACCTACCTGAATGTGAAAGGGGACCTAATGGCGGAAGAATTATGTGGTTTCCTCCCTACGACCTTAAATTCGGAGATAATTCTACAGCCAATTGGCAAACCACGGACTTTTTAGGAAGACCTGAACCCATTTATACATACAAAAATACGTCTAGAAATGGAACCTTGAGTTGGAAAATAGTTGTTGACCATCCATCCGTATTAAATTTGATTGTTGACAAAGTTTTGAATAAAGAAATCGATTCTAACGCGGATAAAGTTTTGGAATCATTTTTTGCTGGTTGTCAAACTTATGATTTATATGATTTTGCGGTTAGATTCAACACAGTTCCGTTGAGTGATTTACAATACATACAAGAGGTAATTTCTGAGGCCACACCTGAAGAACTACAGATTATAAAATCTACCGACATACCCGTAGACCCTGAAACAGGTGGCGAAGCAAAAAAAGAAGCGGTAAAAGGAGAGTGCCTTAACTGTAATAAACCTGATTTTAACTCATTCCAACAACTTGGTTTTTATTTTTTTAATGCCATACCTGCTCCGTCTGAAACTAATCCATCGAGTTTCAAAAATTATTACGAAACCTATAAAAATCAAAAAAGTGACTTTGAATCAAAAACTATAGAGCCAAATAAAGCTAGTGTCACAAACTTTTTTGATAGTGTGATAATTGATAATTACGAGAAAGTAATTAAAAATAATGATGAAGGACTAATTTATAAAATAGTAGATTCATTCGAAAAAAACCTGATTAAAAAATTGACTATAACTATAAAAGGTTGTGCGTCGGCTCTGGGTGCAACAGACTATAATAAAAAATTAGCAGAGAGAAGAATAAAATCTGTAGAAGAATTTTTGAAATCAGAGAAAGTTTCTTCAGGACAAACTCAAATTTCACTCCAAAAGTATTTTGATGGGGGGAAAATAACTGTAAAAGGAGTGGCCGATGGTGAAGACGCTAAAAATATTACACCAAAATCATTCACTGGTTCTTCAGCATCAAATGTTACGGCATGTAACACAGACCCTATAATTGATGGAAAACCTATCACAGGAACAAAGTCAATTTACTTGGTACAATCCATGGCATGTCGGAGTGTTTTCATAAACGATATAATTGCTGAACCGGCTGAGCCAGTATTTAGTAAACCACCACCAGCACCTGAAGTGCCTGCCACACCACCAAATGACACAAATAAAAACCCTCTACAAGTTCAAGAACCTGTCAGAACAATAAGACAAACCCAAGGATTAAGTAAAAAAATCCTCAGATTACTTTTAAGTGAATGTAATTACTTCCAAGCTTTGGAACAATCAAGTCCTTTTTTATACAGAAGTTTAAAAGAAAAATTAAAATTTTTTGAACCAACATTTCATTCCACCACACCTGAGGGCCTAAATTCAAGAATAACGTTCTTAAATCAATGCTTAAGACCAGGTGACACCATTCCTACGATAGGAACTGATGGAAGACCAATTTATAACGATGCGGTTAATACCGCATTTGGTAGACCACCAGTATTAATTCTTAGAATAGGTGACTTTTACAATACGAAAATCATACCTAGGAATCTCCAATTTAATTATGAACCACTAATTCTTGATTTGAATAGAGAGGGTATTGGTGTACAACCTATGATTGTGGGTGTTACGCTTGCGTTTGACATTATTGGAGGTATGGGTCTTGCTAAACCTGTCGAAGACCTACAAAACGCTCTCTCATTTAACTACTATGCTAACACTGAAATATATGATGAAAGAGCGGTTGCCACGGAAGATGTTAGTAAGTTGGACCAGTTAGTTTTGAAGGGATTATTAGACAAAGCAGATGAAGTACCACCACCAGTTGTAAATAATCAATTACAAAATGAAGGAGGAACAACAATTGGTACAGTAATCTCAACCTCTAATAATGGGGATTTTTTAATCGGTAGAATTACTTACAGAGAAGTAATAAAAAATTTAACACAAGAGTTAGAGACTTATTTTAAACTAGTACCAAATACTATAGAACAAATGTCCAAAAATTATAACTTCTTTGTTTGGCAGTATGCTGACAAAGAAAGGATATATCAGTTAGGTAAAGTTGGAGGTTTAAATAACAAAAGAATTTATGGTAAGGCAAAAAATTTGGATGAAGTTTTTAAAAAACCATTTGAGGATGTTATAAAACAAATTAAAAATTCTGATTCCAATAATTTCTGCCCATTAGTTTCAGATTTTTTGAAAGCAACTTTTAAACAAGACAGTAAAACAATAACAATCCTTAAAGAAAAAATGATTTCATTCATAAATGAAAAAATAGAACCAGAGTTTATAAATAACGTTGTACAACAATTACAACCGTTAAACGCTCAACAACAAGTAGTTGTTGATTTAATAGATAAACTAAATTTTGTTTTTACTGAATACGATGGATACATAAAATCTGATGGAACACCGGTCATTTACAAACTCAGCGGAAATTCGATGACAGATATACAAACTGACTTAAATCAAATCGGTATCGACATGGAATTATACATATCCGAATTAGTGGGCGCTGGTATGATATACGGTTCGGGTAACTTTGTTCTATCCAACAAAAGCATATTGACAGACCAAGAAAAAAACTTCTTTATGATAATGAGTCAAACATTTACCGATAAAAATAAATTACAGGAATTTAGTGATTATATTTTCGCAAATAACATAATAGATGGTGTTGAAATCAAAGACCCAAGAAGACCTAAAAAATTACTGAATGATATATTAGGTTTGGACTTCGGAGATTTATTGAATTTAGGATTGGGACAAAGTTATTACGACAGATACTCTAGGGCAAAAAATCAATTAGAGAAAATATCTACTAATTTTTTTGGTGGCCCCGACATTTCGAGAAAGTTTAAAACCTACGGTAACTTTAAATTAAGTAGTTTAACAGATGATAGAAAAGTTGACTTCACAACCAACGTGCCTTCTTTAGAAACTCAGAAAGAACAATTAAAAAAATTATACGAATCAGTTCCTACTGAGGGAGATACATACAATGGAAAAAAATTTGAATAATGGCTCTAGAATACTTTAACAGATATGATAATTTTCTAATAAATGGTCAACAAACAGTTGTTCCTTTTGTGAAAGTACCGCCTAAAACTACTGATAAAAAGTATATTTATAAAGTTGGATTGTCACGTTTAGATAAAATTTCTCAACAATTTTATGATTCACCTTTTTTCGGTTGGATTATTTTAGCCGCAAATCCAGAATTCGGAGGAAATGAATTTGTAATACCTGATGGTTCTATATTGACAATTCCGTTTCCGTTATTAGCATCTTTACAAGATTATAATAACGCACTACAAACACATTTTTATTACTATGGCAGATAACTCAAATATCTTTGTTGAATTCGATTACCAAAATATAATAGTTGTAGACCCAAACAAAATAGTTGACCAAGATGGTCAAGTCAAAGACAGATTGGTAAACCACGAAGATATGGTTATGTATGCAAATTTGGAGTGTCAATTAACACCACGAACCAAACTTAGATTAGGTATTGAACAAAACGAATTACAGACAATTGAAATTGCAAAAATCAATTTTCTTAGACCCGGTGGTGAAAAATATCTTAACGATAGATACACTCAAGTTTTTACAGGAAAGGAAGAAAAACAAGCAACAACATACAGATTTTATGAACCTGATTTAGAAAAAGAAAAAAGTGGTGTTTTGGAAACATCCTTATTAGGTATAACAAATATAAACTTTAATGTTAATACATCTTTTTTACCCAAAGTAACAATATCTCTGCAAGATGTGAGGGGGAGGGCTTTATTTGAATTAGGTGATAAATCACCATATGCGGCATTAGTAAATTTACCGTATCCGATGTTTTATTTAACTTTAAAAGGTTATTATGGTAAAGCGGTGAGATACCAACTAATGTTACAAAACTTTCACGCTCGATTCGACGATAGTTCAGGTAATTTTGATGTGACTTTAACTTTTTTGACTTATAAGTACACTGTTTTAGCCGAAGTCTCAATGGGATATTTGTTAGCAACACCACAAATGTTTCCAACAACAGTCACAACAACGGCCAACCCAAAAAGTCCTACAAGTAAAACAGTAGATACGACTCCGAAAAAATATACTTTAGGTTATCAAAAAATAAAAGAATTATATGATGAATACAAGTCTAAAGGGATTATCGATGAAAACCTACCTGAATATACCATTACACAATTACAAAGTAAGTTAGATACGTTTATAAAAGACACTTTAAAAAAGTGGGGTGAAGTTAATATGGCTCCACTCACACATATAGAAACATATAGCCAATTGCTCACAAAATATAAACAAGAAATGTATTTTAGTTCAGATTCTTGGTTTAAGAAAAATTTAGACCCTATAAATTTCATAATATTAAAAGGTAGTGGAAATAAAGTTTTCATTTCGAGAAAACCGAGTGATGAATCGGACCAAAACAGAATTAGGACTGAACTATCAGAAATTATTATAAGAAATAATAAGGGTTTAGATGAGAATCCTGTTTTAGGAAAAAATGGACAATATGAAATTGGTAATAAAAAAATAGAATCAGAAATTAATAATAGACTAAATATAACAAAACCATTACCAGGACAAACAAGTGCGGTTGGTGGAGCGATTGCAAACCAAGCAGGACTTTCAATACCTTTACCTGGTTGGGTGAATTTCAATGTCACTAAAGAAGAAGTCGATTTTGAAAAAACTTTTTCTCAGATATACAAAAAAGACCCGAAACTCGAAATAAATAAACCTGATTTTGAACAATTTCAGGCGACACTAAGTTTTACAATTGACCAACTGCAACCAAAACAACCACAAGGTGAACCTCCTCCACCACAAACACCTGATAAATTTTATGGAATGGAAAGTAAGGGTGAATTTTTGGACAAAATTTCACAAATGGAAAAAGATTTGTTGAGGACTAAGGATGAAATTACTAAAAATATTGGAGATGAATTAAATAAGTTAATTAAAGATGGAAATTCAGGATTAGGATTTACACCAACAATAAGAAATGTATTGGCAATTTTCTTTGCAAATGGGGAGGCTTTCTTGAGATTGATGGATGATTGTCATTCAGAGGCTTGGTCACAAAGAGATAGTGAAGTTAGAAAAAAATCAATTTTGGGTACTACACCTTCTTCAGAAAAAGTTGACGAGGGTTTTGTTTATCCATGGCCTCAACTAATAAAAGAAAGAGTCGATAGTAAAGGAGTTAAATCTTATAACGTTACTTATCCGGGGGACCCTGATGTCATTAATGAAACTCAAGGATTCTTATTTGATTCTTGGCCTGAAATAGAATTTGTTGAAGAATTGTTAGGGAGTCTTTTCAAATCTAATTCTTTAGACTCCCAATCAACACCAACTGATGATGAAATAAATCAAGTTAGTAGAATATCATTAAATTCGATAGAATATCCACTCTCTAACATTATCTACCAAAACAAAGAAGAAGTAAAATTTTTTTATGAATTTTGGGAGAGGATGGGTTCGGTCTCCAACTTCTCAAGACTCACAAGGGGAGCCCCGAATGCATACTCAATGAGTGACATCGTGGCTGAAACAGAATCAACAAATATGATTAATGCTTTAGGTTCTGAAAATGTTTTTTTGATAAAAAAGTTGAAGGAATATGATATTAATCCAACAACTATAAGACCAATATTACGGGCAATATCAAATTTAGGTGAAGGTGAATCGTATCAAAAATACATCAGGGGGTATTACTCAACCCCATATATAAAATCCTATTCTGACAATGACTTTAGAATATTTGATAATCCGATATTTGCAAGAATTAGTAGTGCGGGACAAAATAACAACACCATATCTGAAACATATAAACAAGATTTGGATGATTATATATCATCGACAGAATCTGAAGAATTCGAATTCAATGACACATTTCCTTTCACAGATAGTGAATGGAATGAAAAATATTTGGCTAAATTCAACGGAAGTCCTAATGTTACAAAAAAAACTATAACATGGAATGAATCCATAAACGCAATTGCCAATTATGATGTTGAAGATATTACTAGTGAAACCAAAAGACCTGTAACTTATTTTAATTACTTAAATAGTGCACCATTAAACCCATTTTCAGATGGTGTTGTTAATTCACAACAACTAAAAACTTATTACAAACAAAGAACCGAGAATAGTTACTCTTCTAAATCAAAACAATTACCAACGGAGGGAGAGATAACTTATTCAAATTATGATGGCGGAGTCGTTAACATCCAGACTACTTCGATGATGAATACTCCATATTTTATTAATGCTATTCAAAAAGGGGTTCTAAATTTCAGAACAGGACAAAACTACCCATATAGAGAGGCTACTTACTTATTCCTCAATAGTTTACCATTAGCAACCCTCAAAGAGAAATATAAATCATTTCAATCGAACGTTACGAGTGATTTGGATTATATCTTTGCTTGTTTTAAAAAATATGGTGCGGTCCACAAAATACCATATTCTTGGATACTAAAATATGGTTCATTGTGGCATAGATACAAGTACTATGTTGAAAATGGTAATGATTTTTTAGATGGTGTTTGGTCGGACTTTGATTATTTAGGGAACTATGACCCATCAACATCTGCAACAACAAAAACATATGTTTTTACAGGTGCTGGTGCTCCCCAAGAAACTAGAATAACCTTACAGTTTGATGATGTCATTAATAATTATTCAACAACCGAAATGGATTTAGGGTTTTACCCCAAATTAATCAATGATTTTTCCGTATTTTTTAATGGTTATAACATATTCCCAACATCGGCGTCAGGTACTGGTATTTTTTCATCATCAACAATAGGATTTAATAGTCAAGACATACAAAACGGAATTAATTCAGGTCTTACAGTTAGTAGAACTGCTTATAATTTTGCATCAACAGGGTTCGATTCGGGAGATTCAAATAGAACTTTTTTGATGAACTCATATAGTGTAACTTTAAACGATATAAATGACAGTAACTTCTTCTTGATGCCATCGGTTGGTAACGATTTTAACCAATCTTTTAATGAATGTTTTAAAAACATCGATAGTTCTTTGACAGCACCGAAGTTGAAAATAGAACCAAGAAATAATAAATCAGTATTTAATGGTTCAGTCAGATGTTTTTGGATTGCTCCAAATTTCGGTTGGTTCGACAATTCCCAAATCGAAAAACCACTGTATAATCAATATCTAAAAAAAATAAAAAACACTCAAGAAAGTCAAGACAATTTCAACTTCACCAAAACCGCTGAGTATAGTTATTTCGATGAATTAACATCAACATTTAAAAAAGATATTTTGGACCAATTCGAACAATTATATTTGAATTTTTCTTCATCAAGATATAAATTTTTACCAGTTGACCAAACAGAGATATTACCCGATAACGTAAGTGTTTTGATGAATTTTCATCTTTTATTCACCGAAATGATGAAATTACCGATTGAATATAAAGACGCTAATATAACACAATTACAGGAATTACAATTCAGTAATTACACATCTTTCATAAAAAGATTTATGGAATATGATTTGTTGTTTAAATACGGAAATCCTTCGGAATATAACAAACAACTTTATCTATCTTTTACAATACCATCACCTGAAGCTTATGGATTTAATTCTATTTTAGATAAAATAAAACCATTACCCTATTCTAACTATACACCTAATGCATTACCAAATGGAAGTAATCAAACAACGTTGGCGGATGTTGAAACAAACTTTCCTGATGCGTGGAAAGCGTTATTACTTCATGTAGGAAATTCACAAGTTGATGGTATTAAATATACAGACCAAGGTTCTACAATTTTTGATTTTTTCATTGATAACAATATAGAATTTAGTGAAGATAACGTTATCTCACTTTATCCGTTAATTAAAATATATGCAACACAGAAGAAATTAAAATCGAACTACAATAGTACCTCCTTCAAGACCGACATAACCAAGTTAGTTGATAAAAATAATAAATTTCAAGACACTGTACTAAAAAACACTTTCAAAATACTTAAAAAAAATTTAGCAAATGTTTCATTTGACCAAGGTAGTAACTTTTCATCAAAACTAATTGGGGCTCAGGGAAAAGTGGAATTGTGGGAATCATTAAAAGCACTTAACGATAAGTGGATAGCTGGTTATGATTTGAAGTATAAAACTATTTTCGAAGATGTTTTATTACTTGACCGAGCTAGTAGAGATTTAGGTGATAAGGTTCTTGTTAATATATTTGATTTGAATAGTTTGATTCAGAAAATCAACACATCGAGTAATTTACTTTATTATATTCAATCAATATTACAAATGAACAACTTTCAGGTTATGGCTTTACCCTCATATGTCAATTTCTACAACGTTCAGGACCCTATAAAAGATGCAATTCCGAAAGTAGAAAATTCTTTGGAATTTGCTAACGATATGTTTGGCACACATCCGAATGTTGATTATAGAAATTCAGGGCCGAAAATGGTTTGTTTCTACGCGGGTAAACCATCAGAACACCCTCAAATTAACAAACCTGATTATGCTTATCAGGACGATGGAATATATTTCCAAAAATTAGATACTAATACATTACAAGATAACTTAGTAGGAAAAAAAGATTGGGCTAAATCAAACAGAGTTGTTGGATTTACAGTTGACATGGGTATACAGAATCAAAATATTTTTACAAATATTTCAGTGAGTCAAGATAATGGTAAGGCTACCACTGAATCTATGCAACAAATTACTGATATGGCAAACCAAGCCGGAAATAGAAGTACATCAACTCAAAATACTTCTTTATATAATTTATATAAGTCAAGAAGTTATGGTTGTTCTATAAAAATGATGGGTAATGCAATGATTCAACCGATGATGTATTTTAACTTGAGACATATACCAATGTTTTCAGGTTCATATATGATATTGGGTGTGAACCATAATATACAACCAGGAAGTTTTACAACACAATTTGATGGTGTAAGACAATCAATATTTAGTTTACCTGACGTTGAAAGTTACATTCAAGCAGCACTAACAACAATTATTAGTACTATTTTTGCTCAGAATAAACAGGCAACTACTTTACCACAATCAAAATCTGCTAATACAGACCAAGAAAAAATAAATCAAAAATCCCCATCATCGATTAAGGATTCTACTCCGTCACAGTCAGATTCTTGTAGTGCAAATACTGCTTTCAGTGATTTTCAAACAAATACTACTCCACAACCGTACACTTACAATGATGATGAGGTTATAAAGGCAATCACTGCAATTACATCAACCTACCTTAATAAAAACATTGGTAAAAAAACAACCACACAAAATTTGATAGATAAAATTAATTATTTATCATTTTGTATAATGAATCATTATTCATATAAGGGAACTAAACAATTTTTAGGGTATGAATACAACTTCGGTGGAGTCAGATTAGATGCAAAAATCAATGGTAAAGAGGTTGAAACAAAAGGAGAACGATGGAAAAAACTCAACAAAGAATTTTTCTGCATGGAAAATAATGGAGTTCAATATAGTTTGGCAACCTTCAACAGTTTACAAAATTACTTGGAGTGGAAAATAGATTATATAAAATCTAAAGTGGATACTACAATATTGAATGGTAAAACATTAAAAGATAAAGACGGTAAAATAAGTGATACACAAAATTTGGCTAAAGATATTGATAAATTTATTTTGACTGAATGGCCATATCAAGACAGTTCTCTGAAATATGATGATATAGCAAATTCTGATGACACAAAAAGAAGGGTTACTTCATACGTAGTTGCAATCGAAACGGCTTTAGCCGCTGGATTATAATTTACAATAAATCGTGATATTTATATATAAAAAATAATATGAACTCAGTAAAAAATATTTTAGACAGTTACCTTGGGAAAAACACAAGGATTTCAGAAAAAGACCTTGGAAATGGGTCTAAACAAGTTTGTGATTTAGACAGTGGTGAATGCTACACAGTAAGAATGAAAGATGGTCTTATAGAAAGAGTAGATAATACTATGAATCAAACAAAAAAAATTCAAGTAGAAACCGCATCAGGAATAAAACAATTATTGAATGGATAACAAAATGAGAGTAGACGAAAAAATTTTAGAAGAATTAAAAAGATATAATCAGATTAATAGATATATCACAGAACAGGAGGCTTTGGACGTACCACCTCCACCTGATGCACCACCGGCAGACCCCGCAGCAGCACCCGCTGACCCAGCGGCTGGAGCGGTTCCTCCACCACCTCCAGGAGCACCCGCTCCAGGTGCAGAGGCAACACCAATTGACCCTGCAACTGACCCTGATGTTGAAAAATTAGGACCTGACGGAGAACCTGAAGGTGAAAAAGGCGAAGATAGTGGAACCGAAGAATTGGATATAACTGATTTGGTGACATCTCAACAAAATATCGAATCAAAACAAGAGGAATATTTTAACAATCTATTTTCACAATTGGAAACCT